ATATGATTGTATAAATGTATATTTTGTTTTTTGTATGTAGGTATATATAATTGACTAGTATTATGATTTATAAATTTTTCCTGTTGTGTTAATTCATATCCTATAATATAATTATAATCAGGTTGTATATATGAATGTGGATTAAAGTGATATAATTGAAATGTAGCAATAAAGACAATTAGAATACCTATCAATATATTTTCTATACATTGTTTTAGAAATTTTAAATTCATTTTTAATATTATTAATATTATTAATAAATAATATTAATTTTTCAATTTTTTAAGAACAATTATATAGGGTAAACTTGCCTATGTGGTTTGAATATGCAACGTGCCATAAATGTTGCTATTACAGTACTAAATATAGCTACAAACGTAATACCTTCCATGATAAGATTATAATTAATAAAAATATATTATTATCCATCAATTTTTTATACATAACAAGGAATAATATCTAAGTCAATTAAATTTTCATCCACATTTTTATCCCACTTATATTGATTAAAAAATGTAAAATCTAATTGTTTTTCGGGGGTATGATTATGAACTGTTCTAGCAATCATCTTATATAATTTAAAATCTGGATATCTTTCTTCGCCATTTTTTTTATATAAAATATTTTTATTATTATCATCAGTACACCAACGATCCACTGTATTTTTTAATTCAGTAAATGATTCATCATTAATATCTTCAATAAAATCATATATAGAACACCCTAATCTACATAAATCAAAACTAAAATTAGGTTCTAGTCTAGGTTTCTTGCTATTAAAAAATGGTTCACAATTATATTGACTATTTGCGTCACCATCTTTCGAAAAACTATCACTACAAAAGGTGAAACTATTATATTTATATATACTTCTACCAAAATCTATTATTTTGAATATTTTATTATATGTAGGTACCCGATATACAATATTATTATATTTGTAAAATAAATAAGGTTTGTCGGTATTAACAAACATAATATTATTTGTGTGTAAATCATTATGTGTAAATTGAAAGGCATTTTGAAAACAAATTAAAGACATTATAATTTGAAATAATGTTGCTGAACCAGTATTATCATCAATTAATTTATTTTCAAGTAAAGTATCTAATGTTCCATCACATTTTTCTAAACAAATAGATTGAACTGGAAAATTATTAATGTAAGCAAAATAATTATCATCACATGAAAAAATACTATTACTAATAGATGTATTAGAATCTGTTTCCCATTCTGAACTATCTAAAACAGAATTATTGTCATCACTATTACTACTATAATTACATTCACTATCACTTTTAGATGTATTATGACTTGTTAATGAATTGTTTTTATTATAAAGTAAATTTAATCCATTTTGTGATAAATCAAATATACTAGTATCATTATTAATATTAGGTAAAGAATCGCAAGTAATATTATGTTTATAATCATTCGACAAATTTAGTTTTTGTCTATAATTTTTTGTACCATCATAATAAGTGTGTATAGGTATATTTGTGATTTTAAATAATTTATTGATATTATTATTAAAAAAGGCGGAATCTTGAAAATATTCTAATTCATCGGTAATATTATATTTGAATATATCTTGAATACATAAATAAGAACCATAATAATCAATACCATTAATAAATGAATGATTATGTAGTATTTGACTTGTTAAATAATAAAAAAAATTATCAACATACGAAGCGTTGTTTTTGTCAGATAATTTATTTTGAATACTATTCAATTTTGGTAATTCTTCTATATTATCGTTTTCGTATTTCCCAATTAAATATTTACTAGGATCAATAATAGGAGAATATTTGATAAATATATCTTTATTAATTATTTCTTTTGTTTCAATATTTTTGATAGTATGATAATTACAAATATGATATTTATGATTTAATGAAATCTTATTGTAATTATTTTGATTTAATGTAAAAAATAAGTTATAAATAGGATTAAATAATTGTGTTTTTGAAATATAAAATGGATTATAATTATATTCTAAATCATTTGGATCATTTTCATAATTTTTTTTATTATATGAATAATCTATTGTATTATCTTTTGAATAAAAAATTTTAAATTTAGAAGAATGGTTCATAAATATATTCTTATAAATAATAATTACTAAAAAAAAATAAAATTTAAACTAATCTAGTTCGTTTAATGAATAGTAAATAATTATAGTTTATATATATAAATGACTTTAGAATTAAAAAAATTTAATATGAGAGAGATTACATTTAGACCTGAAGAGAGTAAAGGTCCCGTTATAGTGATGATAGGAAGACGTGATACAGGTAAATCATTTTTAGTAAGAGATTTATTATATTATCATCAAGACGTACCTATAGGTACGGTTATTTCTGGTACAGAAGCTGGAAACGGATTTTATTCCAAACATGTACCTAAATTATTTATTCACGAAGAATATAATACAGTATTAATTGAAAATATATTACGGCGACAGAAAACAGTTTTAAAACAGATGAAAAAAGAAATGGAAACATATCGGAAATGTAATATAGATCCAAGGACATTTGTTATATTAGACGATTGTTTGTATGATCAATCATGGTCTCGTGATAAATTAATGAGACTGTTATTTATGAATGGTCGTCACTGGAAAGTAATGTTAATAATTACAATGCAATATCCATTAGGTATACCACCAAATTTAAGAACTAATATTGATTATGTATTTATATTAAGAGAACCTTATTTAACAAATAGAAAAAGAATATGGGAAAATTATGCTAGTATGTTTCCAACATTAGAATCTTTTTGTGCTGTAATGGATCAAACTACCGAAAATTATGAATGTTTAGTTATAAATAATAACGCAAAATCAAATAAATTGCATGATCAAATTTTTTGGTATAAAGCAGAAAATCATCCGGATTTTAGATTAGGTTCTAAAGAATTTTGGGAAATTTCTAAAAATATGGGATCAGATGATGAAGATGAAGCATATGATCCAAGTAAAGGAAAGAAAAAGCAAGGACAGACAATTAATGTTAAAAAATCAAAATGGTAATTTAAGACATACTATCGTTGTCGTCACTCAAGTTGTCGTCACTGTAACAATCAATAATATCGTTCATGTTTAATTGTAAATCTCGATTATTATTATTAATTATAGGATTTATTACTCTATTAGTAACTGTTTCAGATTCAGACTCTGTGTCGGAGTCTGACATCGTTCTATCTAAAACATTTGTATAAATACTTTCACTTCGAGACATTAATGGTGGGGTATAAGTATAAGTATTAGTACTTATTGTAGAATAATAATCAAGATAATAGTATAAAGGTGATCTCAAAGGTGTTGTATGAAAGGAAGTAAATTGTATATTATTATTTGAAATATCTTCAAGAGTTAAATTAGATGATATTTGTTCATTATTATTGTGACTATAGTTATCAACATTATCACTATCATTATCACTATCATTAAAGCTATCAATATCATTATCATTATCATTATTATATGTATGATCTAAATGACTTAACTTATCATTATTTGACCAATACGTTTTAAAATTATTAAATGTGGATAAATCTTCTCCTACAAAAATAGTTTTTTTTTTAATTTTATTTATTTTTGTAGCGGCATTTAAAAATTTTATTTGTTTTCGTCCAAATAATAAATTTTCTTTTTTAAATAAAAGAAGTCCATTAAACCATTTATCGTAACAATCATCTTGGATGCTTAAATCTAATGTATATTTATATTTGTAATAAAGTTGTGCCAAATCTTTAAAAATAATAAATAAAGCATCGTCTGGAAATTCGTTGTCATATGTAATTTTATATTTTATTAAATTTTTTATTTTCAATGTTCTATTAAAATCAGATAACATACGTTTAATAAATTTAACAACTATATACTTGGAAGAATCTTTTAAATAATTTTCTATTAAATAATTACGAATAGTAACTTCATTATCACTTTGAAATTTTTTAAGATTAAAATTCGATAAATAATACAAATGAAAAATCAGAGGAATAACAATAAAATTATGCTTGAAAAAATTATATATATTATATAAATCTGCTTTATTAAATGGTGAATTATTATATGGATTTTTAATTGTTAATGGCATAGAAAAATACATTTCAGTATTATACAATGAATTTTTTATAATGTTTTTAATATCTACAACTGAAAATAAGTATTTCGCATTTATAGAATAAATAGTTAATATGTTATTCTGTGTAGGAGAAATAGGATTAAAGCATAAATCTCTTGAATTAGCGTAAATCGCCTTATTATATTTGTACTTATAAACTAACCTATTTAACGCATTTACCTTTTTTTGTATACTACAAAAATATTGTAATAAACATTCTTTCGATTTATTATCAATAAACGGATTCGATAAATATTGAAACAAAAATACAAATTTATTATCAAAGTTACTACGTAACATAATATTAGATGTTAATATTAAAAATTTATTAGTTTCATTTTTATAATTATTATTTAAATAATTATGAATATTATTTATATTATTATAATCAATTTTAATATTATTATTACATAATGTCTTATGATATAAATGCTGGAATGTATTCATTATAAACTATATAAATCTATAAAATACTATTTATATAGATTTATATTATTAATTATCAGGTTTATTAATCTTCCTTATCTTTATTTAAAATATTTTTAAACATTTCTTCATTATGAAGTTGTGTTGCTTCAATTGTGGTAGCATCTC